CGACGTTCCGGCAAGCATTGAGCCACCGTAATCACGCGCAAACGCATCTTGTCCCGCCTTCGCTGTCGCGTCAACACCGGGCCTGAATGATGTACCTGCCACCGTATCAATCAGACTCGCCCCACCCTTCACGAGCGTGTCTGTAGCATCCTGCACGCCACGGACAATGCCGCGCGGGATGGTCATCAGGTCTTTACCGGCTTGGCCTAAGCTGTAGCTTTGGGCTGGCGGTGCTTGTTGCTCTGGCTGTGCGACTGGCGCTCTAGATTGCTGATAAGCCTGCGCAACTGTGTCAAATTCAGGCGTGCCGCGCTTGTTAGCATTCTTGACAATCCAATCAGCGTATTGCTCTGCGGTTGCCATTATTTGCCCCCGCGCAAAATTGCATCAGCTTGGTCCAGGATGCTTTGTGGTTTACTGCCGCCCCATGACCCTTCGGCGCCACCCTTTCCTCTCGCCGCCTGTTGAATGGTTTCAGCCCAGCGCGTGTAATGCTTGTCTACTTTTGCCAGCGCCCCCTTTAATTCAGAGGGGCTTTGCATTTGATCGAGTGATGCAATAGTGGATTGCAACGCCACCAGTTCCTGAACAGCAACCTGACCAAGAGCGCCACCCGTAGGGGATTGGTCCCTCATTTGTTGCAGTCGGTCAAACCCAATGTTAGCCTTAATAGAGGTTAGCTTCGCCTGAAGGTTTCTGGCGTCAGAGGTTGGGATAATGCTCGCCCAGCCACCAAACCCCGCTGAATGCTGACCAATAAGTTTAGTCGCGTCGGAAATTTCCCGCCTTACGTTTTTGGCACCTTCCAAGGCACTTTCAGCCCGCTTTTCTGCTTTCACGCCCAATTCACCCGCCTTTATGTCCTTTGAGCCCCCAGGAATAGCCTCTGATGATCCATCAGGCTTCCACCTAAAGCCCGACTCTGCTTTGCCGAATTGCTTTGTAAATGCCGCTTGATTTGGGCCGCCTGCTTCAGCAGTAGCGACACCTTGCTCCAATATTTGCCTGTCTCTCGATCTGGCATCCGTCATGTTCTGTCCGCGTACCTGCACGCCGCGATTCAGCGCTCCTTCGGAAACAGTGCGGTCGTTCGTGGCCGTGTTGTTCGCAATCGAGGTATCAGCCGACAACCTTGCATCGCCCGACACCATGTTCTTTTTGGCATACTCTTCGATACCAATTGCAGACTTGCTCAACAGCTCTTCAAACCCTCCCGGCTTACTGAGCGCGGCATCAATTGACGCACGCGCCGTCTGGGCTGTGATACCGCGTGCAGCAAGTTCCGGCCCCATTACAGGGTCTAGATGATTGGCTTCATGCCATTGCAAATATTCCTCTGGCGTAGTCACAGTGGCCAAATAAGAGCGAGACTGCTTGAGCGCTTGGTCAACCAAATCCCGCTTTTGTTTATCAATCTTTCCGCGCTGCTCTGTGGCGTCTAGTTGGGTTTTGGTATAGGCCATCGATTGCTTTCCAAAACCCTCACTCGCCAGCCCTTGCGCCACGTCGCCGCCGCCAGCCAGTAGCCGCGCCAGTGCGTTCTCGCCTTCACGACCGCGCTGTGCGTCCTGCATTTGGTTTTTAGCCATCAGCAGGGTTAGTTTGTTCTGCTGGCCCTGTGCGAATTCGTTGTCGTAATCTTGCACGGATTTGGCTGGTGTCCGGCGATACATACTGTTGTCAATGACCATGATTACCACCACCCCTTTTGTGCGCCAAAAGAACCAAGCGGGTCATTTGTACCGTTCGCGGTGTTTAGCATGTCTTGGTTTGATTTGCCCCGGTTATTCCAAGCGCTTGCGCCTTGTCGCAATGCGTTGCTCCATGCATCTCCTTTTTCGAGATAACCTGATGCGCGCGCATTTCCGAGGCCCTGCTGCGTGTTGCTGACGTTGTTCGCCATGTTCATGCCAGCTGCATTAACCGTATTGGTTGCCTGCATCCCTGCGCCACTCAATCCGCCCAGCTTGTTGTATCCCCGGTCCTGATTGGTATTAAAGCGGTTAAAAGACTCGTTCGCCTTTGTGCTGCCGTAGTCATTGCCGAAGCGCGTAAGAGCCTTGAGTGTGGCGCCTGAGAGCATGTTGCCGCCCGCTGCCGCTTGTCGGTTGATGCCCTTGGCGCCTTCATCCAGCCCGAACTGTAGGCCAGATTGATACACCGGGTCGGAATCGCGGTCGGCCATCGTGAAATTGCGCGCCAGCGATCCGTTATCAGCACCGCCAGGGGATAGACCCATCAACTGAGACAGCCGGTTATTTGCCGTTAGTCCAGTTTCACGAAAGGGCGCGTTATCTTCGCGCGTCGTGTCGTACTGTCGGCGCTGTTCTGCGTCAGATGCGGCAGCGGCGTCTGACTGCGCGCGGGTTGCCTTGCTTGCCGAGCCTGACGCCATAGCGCCGCCCAACAAAGCAGCGCCACCGCCGATAAGTGCTGCTGCAATAAAACTCATGATAGCTCCTTATTTTGAACTTTATTTCCAGTCAAAAACATGCTTGTCGCATCGTATTCAACCAATTCAGTTTCAGCCTCTTCGACCGTTGTTGAGTCTGTGCGGTGAAACGTCATGCACAGCGCATCGGTTTCACTGTAAACAGCACGTTTGGTTCCCGGCTTGCTGCAAAGCACTTGCGGGCCTATCACGCGCTGAATGCCGTCATCTGTCGTAATCAGCACAGTGCCGTGAACCACCATGTAGAAGTGTTCTTTTTTATGGACCTTCCCGACAATCGTTACATCGGCTGCGCGCCACACCTTTCGACAATACATGCCCCCGTGAAACAAATGCTCTGTGATGGGTTCGTATTGAGGGTGCTTGCTTATTTCTATTTGCAGCCGGTCAACTGCTTTGCGCATCGACACAACAGGCGCAAAGCCCGCCCCGTAAGTCACCTTCATGGGTTTGTAGGATAACCCGACGCCACCAGCGTAAGTGCCGTCGCCGCATCAGACAATGCGCTGATAAAGCCGCCCGCATCCATCGTCTGCCCAATCGCCCCGGCCACGTTGTATGTCTCGCCAGGGGCAATCACGCGCGCAGAACAAACGATGTTTGTCACGCCAGCTGCGCCGCCGCTTGGCACTAAATGCAGCGTAAGCGTGCGCGCGGTGACCGTGGAATTGGTTACGCTACAGGCCGAGATCGTCGTGATCGTGTTGGCTGGCGTGGTGTAGTAAGTCGCTGCAACAGCGGTAAGCTGCGAGCCGTCTACAAGGCGTTTAGGGAGTCGTTGCATGGGTTACCTTGGAATGAATGTGATGGTGGGCAAAGCGGTATAGGTCACGCGGATAGAGTCACCGAGCAAAATAGGTAGCATGGACGTGAGCAAGCCAACATCGGTAAACACCGCGCCACGCCCGTATTCCTGCTTCGTCACCGTGCCGCCTGTAACGATGTAATAGCCGTCGCGCCCTGCCCGGTATGTGAAGGGTGAAACCGTGACCGTGATGGCTTCCGGCGCGGTCATGGCGCGATCTGGCAGCGGCTGAATCACCATCTCGCTAAGGCTATCGGGGCTGCATGGCTGGGTCAGCATCTCGCCCATCGCCTGCAATTCTCGCCCTGCGTACACATCAGCCGTGATATCGCCGCCTGCGCTTTGCTGCGCTTCGATGCCGCTCACGCTTTCAAGCCCGAAGGTATCGCCGCCCACGTTGCCAAGTGCGCCGCCTGTTCTTTCTACCAACTGCCCTAATGCGCGGTAGGCTTCGGGCGTGAGCGTGCCGTCTGCGTTGACAAAGCGGATTCGCGGGGGGAATAGGTTAAGGGCGGGCATTAGTTAGGCCCTGCTTCGCCTTCGACGACAGCGCCGAAGATTGCAAATTTAACCGGGTCGCTCATGCTCAATTCCCATACGCGGTTCCTTCCTGCGCCTAGCCGGTTGAACTTCGCCCGAGCGCCGTACTCGCCCACCTTGCCAGCGGTCGCAGTTTTTTCGTTGCTCCAGGTATGCCCACCGTCGCTTGAGTAGCGCAGCATCAGCGTAGGGTTTGCGCCTTGCCCGGTTGCCGTGCCTACGCCGGTTTCCATATCCACCTGTAAGCTGGAAAAGAACATGCGGTTCTGCATGGCTTCGCTACTGGTCGTGGTGCGTAGCCGCAGGATGATCTCGCCGTCATCGGTGTAGGTGTCCAAATCAAGCGCGTAGACCTTGCCGTTTTCAAAGTCACCCACCAGGTGCAGGCCATGCGCGAACACGCTGCAATTGGCCCTCCAGCGCGTCAGTGCGCCGGTTGCAGGTGTGCGGTAGGCTCGTTCGTGCCATGCCTGTGTAGAGGCATCGTAAACCCATGTTTTGCTGGCAGTCGGAAAGGTCAGCACATAAAAGGCGTGCCCCTCTTGCGAATAAGTGAAGGCGATAGCGTCCGAGATGGTGGCATAGCTCTCAATGGCCTTTTCCAGCGCATGCGTGGAGACTCTGACAGGCGTGTAGCCATCAGCACGCCAAACCGTGCCTGCGCCTCTGTCATCGGCGCCTAGCCACCAGACCGTATTGTCAGCCTTTGCAATGGTGCCAGCAGCAGCGCAGCCATGTTCGATAAACACATTGCCCGACCGTTGGAACGGGAAGTCGGTGCTACCCGTGTTCATCCACAGCTCAGCACTCAATTCGCCGAACAGCCACAGTTCGCGGTGATCTGAAATGATGCCGACCGTGTTATCGGGAGAGCCCTCTGCGCTGGAAAAGTCGAGCGCGTCCCAAGTGCCACCTACATAAGCGGTTTCGTTGATCCAGAATGATTGTGATCCAGACTTACCCGACACGAGAAAATAACCGTCCTGATAAGTCGCTCGGGTCACGCCAACCGGGAAGCCTGGGGATGTGATGGCGGCAATGGTTGACGTGCCAACAGTGACGATCCAGCCGCCTACGCCGTCAACGATCAGCACTTGCTGGCCGTTGGAGGTAATACCGATTTCACCGGTTGATGTGCTGATGGTGCCGACCGTGACAATGGCGTAATTGCTATCGACGCGGTAAACCGTATTGCCAGCCACCCACCAAGAGTAGGCGCCCTCTTTCCAGCCTGCGCGAACTGGAGAAGTCGGAAATGTGAATTTAAGCACCGTGCCGGGTGTCCCGTACAGCGCAATCGGTGCGCGTGGGCTGGCGTTGTCTAGCTCAAGGTACACATTCACTGCGCGCTGGGCGTCAGCATTGATGCTGCGGGCTTGGTAGGCCGGGCCGACGAAAGCGAGTTTGGTTTTCAATCAGCCACCCCGAATGAAATTACTTCGCTGGCGATAGAACTTTCAAGCGCTTTGTCGCGTTTAAAGGCCCATCGCTGGGCAATCTCCACGCGCTTGTCTTGCGGTGCGCCGTATTTCAGCGCCAACTCATTCGCCACGCCATATCCGAGTGGGTTCACCCAGTACTGCGGAAGGTCAGGCGATAGCGTCAAGCTGGCATCATCGACAATCTTTTGATATTGCAGCGTTGCAACCGGGTCCACCGTGGGCGTTGGGTAAAAATACACCAGTTTGTCAGGACTGATATAAAAGCCGGTCGGCGCGCCGGTTGCCAATGCCCGCCCGATTAAAGCGATCCATTGCGCATGGGTGTACTGGACAAGCAGCGTTTTGCTACCAGTCACAGTACGCCAGACCACCGGATAGGCGTAGTAATCAGCCGGTAAGGCGATGGTCTGCCCGCTTACCCACACCAGCGCGACTTCGCCCGATAGCTTGGGCCACGAGTACCCGGACAGCGGCAATTCTTTGAGCACGCCATCAAGCGCACGCAAAGCAAGGGCCATGTCGCCGCCGCTGGCCGCTTCACCCTCACCGAGTACGCCCAAATGCTGTAGGGCGTCGGTGCATATTTGGTCTGCGCTCAGGGTCCAGGTGGTAGACATGTGTTACTCCACTTCTACCGTGTATTGCTCTTGTGGTATGCGTACTTTCTTGCGTTTGCCGTCGGCATCTTCAATCTCGGTCTCAACCACAGCGCTTCTCAACGCGCCGAGAAACAGTTCGTCAATCGTGGTTTCGACGTTTCGCTTGTAAAGGTTAATTTTGTGGTTGTGGCCTAGCACTACATCTCCGCCTTCGCCGTGGAACGTGATCTTGTATTGCTTCAATGCTCGCTTCACCGGCTTTTTGGCAACGTCTTCAACTGCCTCAGCGGCTTCGACTGGTTCAAGTTCTTTGTTCAATTTAGGTCTTCCCATGAAAATACTCCAAAAAAACCCGGTTATTAGCCGGGCGTAAAAGGTTAGGCCACTGCTTCCCAGTAAAAGGTTTTGCTGGCAGCCATCGTGGTCGCGGTCAAGGTAAACGTGTTACCCGAGACAGCGATACCGTTGGTAGTCTCCAACGTCAGCGTGCCAGCAGCGACGGCATGCAAGGAGCTGGCCGAAGCCATGCCCTCGAACCATTCATCTGTAATGCGGTCTGTAAGGTTGACGAACAGCACACGACGCGGGGCAAAGCCGAGCGTGATGGTGACGGCTGCTGCTGCCGCTGCGTCAGTAACAATCTTGCCGATGGCGCGATTTATAACGCCGTTGGTGTTGGTTTGGGTGCTTGATGTAAGTGCCATGATTTTCTTTCAAATGATTTTGTAAATCGCCCACGTCTTAGGTGGGCGATATGGTTAGACGGCGGCGAGCGATTCCAACCGCACCATCCATGCCTGATTCAGGATCGTGGTGCAGGTTGTTGCCTTCCAACCCACGGTAGAGCGCTGCTCAAGCGGGTCAGCCGAGCCAGCCGAGCCCAATGCTTTGACATAGGTTTGCAGGGCGTTGCCAGCCAGTGGCGACACGCCGTAAGCCTCAGCGGCGATGATCAACGTCGCATACACGTCGTTTTTACCAGACCCGCTGACCTTGAAGCCTGCCGTAGTTGCGGTGGTCGCATCGGCAAAAATCTTGGAGTTGGTCGATGTGACAAATCGGATGTTTTTGTAAGAGCCAATCTCGTCTTCCATGACCCCCATTTGCGACGGGTAATCGCTAACAGGCTTGAAGCCGGTCAAGGTTTCTAAACCGTATTCAACGTCAGGATGCGTGATGCCAACAAACGCCTTGCGCACTGCACCAGTGCCAACGCCGTCAGAAGGTGGGATACCCTCTTTCATGTACTTGGCATTTTGGGTTTTCAGGGACCGAATGGCTTTGTCCAAATCGGCAGTGGTCAGCGCTTGGATTGTTGCCAAACGGGTAGCGGCGGCATTGGCATACGCCACGTTTGTTCCGGCCACCAACACGTCGCGGCGGATTTGGTCAATCGTGGTGCCTGCTTGGTCGCCAAGAACGTCAGTTGCCTCAGTCACAACCGGGTCTTGGTTGATCAGGCTCACCATGTCGGACAAGGTGATGTAGTCGCCATACTGAGCAAGCGAGGTCGTAATATCGGTCACGGACAGGCTGGAGCCCGAAGGAGTAACGCCCTCAACCAGTGCCGTAGTGGCTGCGGCAAGCTGCGAGTAGCGGCGAAACTTGATCTGGTTTCCGCTGCGCAAAGCAATAGGGCGCTTTTGACCGAATCGGCCATGCACGTCATTGGGTTGAGCGCGCGACAGCAGGTTGCGGTCGTAAAAGGCTTGTATGCCCGGTGCGACTTGGGATGTAGTAGTGGTTGCCATTTGGTTTCTTTCTTGGGCTAGTAGCCCTTAACGCGACGGACTTCTTTTGCGAAGTCTGAGTCGCTCATGCTTTGGATGCGCTGAACTTCCGCGAGCGCTGGGTCTGGGGCGGCTTGTCTGCTGCCGCCAGCCCCGGCACCCGGTACGCTCATTGCGGATTTTTGTTGCAGCTTTGCGGATTCGGCTGCGAATCGCTTGCCGATTTGCCGCTCTGCGTGCGCGAGCTTTTCTTCAGTGATTTCACGGATGGCTATCAACGGGTCTTGCAACGACTCGCCCAGGCCCTGGAGCCGGTTCATCAGCGACTTTTCAAGCTCAGGATCAATGTCGGTGCTGAAAATGCCCGGATGGGCACGATCTACCATCGCTTGCCACTGTGCTTGCTGGTCTTGCGCCTGATTGCGTTGTTCGGGGTCACTCACCACATGGCGTATGGCTTCGGCCAATTCTGGATTTGCGTCCAAAATAGCTGGCTTTGATG